TTGCATGACTTACCTGGTGATCCAGAATCAGATCATCTAAAAGCTGGTGGATGGAACCGGTTTGATAAGCTCGTATTTGTATCTAACTGGCAGATGCAGGCATATCAGAAGCATTACGGATTACCTTGGTATAAGTGTGTTGTCCTTCACAATGCAATCGAGCCAATACCGTACGTCGAGAAACCAAAAGATAAGATCAAGCTGATCTATCATACAACACCGCACCGTGGCCTAAACATTCTTATTTCTGCATTCGATAATCTATGCAAAGAGTTTGATAATATTGAACTCGATGTCTATTCCAGCTTCAAGATCTATGGTTGGGAACAACGAGATGAACCGTATCAAGAGTTGTTTGACTTTTGTAAAGCACATCCAAAGATCAACTATCACGGTGCTGTTCCAAACAGTGAAGTCAGAGCAGCATTACAACAAGCTCACATTTACGCATATCCAAATACATGGCTAGAGACTTCTTGTATTAGTTTACTAGAAGCAATGTCAGCTGGTTTATTCTGTGTTCATCCTAACTACGGTGCATTGTACGAGACTGCTGCTAACTGGACTTGGATGTATCAATGGCAGGATAATGCAAGAGACCATGCCAAGATGTTCTATGAGTTGACTTCTAATGCAATTCGGATGTACAATCATAATGATACAACAAAGACATTGCAAGCTCAGAAGGCTTACATAGATGCATTCTACGGTTGGCAAAATAGAAAGAACCAATGGCAGAACCTACTTGTATCAATGTTGCAAGAACATAAACGAATTGAATATCCACTAAAATGATTCTCGTAGATTTTAATCAGGTCTGTATATCTAACTTGATGGCGCAGATCGGAAACCATACTGATCTAGCTGTAGAGGAGGGTCTTGTTCGACACATGATCCTCAACTCGCTCCGTCTATATAAACAGAAGTTTGGAGCAGTGTACGGGGACATGATTATTGCCTGTGATGATAAGAATTACTGGCGCAAAGCTCTGTTCCCTTACTACAAAGCTGGTCGCAAGAAGATGAGAGAAGAAAGCAATATCGACTGGTCTGCATTGTTTGAGATACTTAACAAGATCAGACAAGAGATCAAAGACAATCTACCATATATCGTACTGCATGTCGAAACTGCAGAAGCTGATGATATCATTGCGACTCTTGCAAAAGAATCAAACGAGGATGTTCTTATTCTATCTGCAGACAAAGACTTTATTCAGTTACACAATTCAAAAGTGATTCAGTTTGATCCTATTCGTAAAAAGAATATCAAAGTAGAGCGACCAGATCTATATTTGAAAGAGTTGGTGATCCGAGGAGACAGCGGAGACGGAGTGCCTAATGCTATGTCACCAGATGCTTCATTGGTTGACGGTGTTAGACAAAAAAAGATAATGAAAACAAAGTTAGATGAATGGGTCAAGCTGGATTGGGATACATTGTATGATATTCCAGAATTCAAAATTGGTATTGTGAGGAACAAAAAGTTAATTGATCTATCTGAGATACCTGATAGAATAACTAATCAAATCCTTGATCAATACTACGCAGCTCTCAATACTCCTAAGAAAACAAATATTATAAATTACTTCCAGCAACATAAATTATCTTCATTAATGGAGAGCGCAAATGACTTTTAATAGGAACTACAATGAAAATTGGTCTAGCTGAGATACTGAAGAAGGCTTCTGAATTTGAGAAGAAGCAGGACAAGATTGACTGGTTAAATAAATGGGACTCTGTTGCATTGAGAACCGTACTCAAGCTAGCATATGATCCTAGAATCAAATTCCTTCTACCAGAAGGTAAGCCTCCTTTTAAATTAAATGACTTACCTGACCTTCAAAGCGTTTTGTATAGTGAACTTCGTAAGATGTATTTGTTTCTTGATGGTGGACATCCGACATTGAAGCAAACAAGACGCGAGTACTTGTTCATTCAATTTCTAGAGAATCTTGATAAAGAAGATGCTGAATTGATTGCGACAATTAAGGACAAGAAACTTCCTTATAAGGGAATTACAAAGAAGTTTGTTGAAGAGATGTATCCAGGACTACTAGAGGGCTAAATGGGCAAGACGAATAAACAGTTTCGTACGTTGGACGAGAAACAGCATCACGTAATTAAGGCAATCAAAAAAGAACATTTTGATCGGTCTGTAAGAGATATCGACAGAGCTCTGCAGAACAAGAAGTATGATCACTTCTATTATGAGGATATAGATACTAAACAAGAAAAGGAGACTAGACATGGATAAAGGTCATTGGTTTTGGAATAGTGGGTTGATGGATGTTATTGAGAAACAACTTCTTAATTTGACACACTGGGTTTGGGCTAAGCGCCACGAATCTTCAGAGATAGAATATATTCCTAAGATAGAACCTAATATGGTAATCACAGAGGAAGATTCTAAGAACATCGTTGCTGAGCCTGCACGTCCAGTAAAAAAGCCTGCAGTAAAGAGAGCTCCTAAAGCTCCCAAAGGTAATGAGTGGAATGTAAAAGGACCTACAAAATAATATATGGCAACATACACGTTTCGAAATAAAGAAACGAATGAAGTGTTTGACCATTCAATGAGAATGTCAGATTATGATTCGTATATGGAAAGTCAGCCAATGATCGAGCGGTACTACGAACCGAGTGATGCAATCAATATTGTTTCCAACGTTGGTGGTATCAAAACTGACAGTGGATTCAAAGAAGTATTGTCCAAGGTTGCGGAAGCTCATCCTAATAGCGAACTAGCTAGTAGGACCTTATCGAGATCTGTAAGAGAATCCCAAGTTGATAGAGTTGTAAACAAATACAGATCATAAATTGAGAAACAAATACTTTGAGCATAAGCCACTTCCTCGTCTTGAGATTCCAAGAACCGAGATAGATGGCAAGAGATACTATGTCACACCAAACGGTGACAAGTACCGGTCTGTAACGACAATCCTCTCACAGCTATCCAAGGACGGGATAACTGCGTGGAGAGAGAAGGTCGGAGAAGCAGAAGCAAATAGGATTTCATCAACAGCATCACGCAGAGGAACAAAGCTCCATACAATGATGGAGGACTACGTCGCCAACGTAGAAGACTTTGCTCTTGCCAAACTACCAACAACAACATCTCTGTTCTTAGACATTCAGCCTTATGTTGACCAGAACGTAGAAGAGGTGTATGGTATCGAATATCCGCTGTATTCCGATAGATTGAGGTCTGCTGGTACATCGGATCTGATTTGTAAATATGCAGGCAAATACACGATCCTAGACTATAAGACATCCGGTAAACGGAAGCAGGAGAAGTGGATTGAGAATTATTTCATCCAGTCGACTGCCTATGCTCTTATGTGCAAGGAGAGGTACGATCTCGATATTGAGCAAATAGTAATTCTGATTGCTGTTGATGGTGACCTGCCTCAGGTATTTGTGAAAGATCCAAATGATTATGTTAAGAGAACTATTGAAGTATTCGATACTTACTAGTGTGATTGCTATGGTTGGCTGCAGTACTGTTCCTAGAGAAGATAACAGCAGCATACTAATGGAAGATGTTATTGTTGAAAGAACAACTGTTCGCTCAACTACTCAGAATCCGAAGCCAAAACCAAGTGGTGGTGGAGTTTACATCAGTGGGGATAATATTAATATTGGAACGATCATTGTCAATTCTCCCGGTGCAGTAGTAGACAATTCAACAAAGGTTGTAGTAGTTAATCAACAGCAGATCAACAACAACAGCAGTAGCAGTACGAGTAAAAGCACATCGACAGTCTCTTCATCTAAAAATAATGACTTCCACCACAATCCTCCTCCAAATCAATATTATGATGTCGATGCTAACTTCTTTAAAGGTTTAGATGGTGTCGTTGGTAAACTTCTTCCATCATTTATAACTTCTGGTTATAGAAGATAAATATATGGATGCAGACCAAATACAAATCAATATTCATATCAGATGTTCATCTAGGAACCAGTGACTGTCAGGCAAACAAGCTCAATAGTTTCCTTAAACACAACTCATGCAATACATTGTATCTCGTAGGAGATATCGTTGATGCTTGGAAAATCAAACAAAACAAGTGGCGATGGAAACAGTCCCACACTAATGTTGTTCGTCGAATTCTAGGTCACAGCAAACGCGGTACAAGGGTAGTGTATGTGGCTGGTAATCACGACGAGTTTTTAAGACCATTCATTCAGTATGATATTGGTTTTGGAATGATAGAAGTGACCAACCAAGCAGAACATATAGGTGTTGATGGTCGACGCTACCTCGTAGTGCACGGGGATTTGTTTGACGGTATCACTCGTCTTGCCCCTTGGTTAGCAATGTTAGGAGACAAAGCATATGATTTCATTCTTAGACTCAATACTGGGATTAATTGGATTCGTCATCATTTTGGTTTTGGGTACTTTAGCCTTAGCCTGTTCCTTAAACACCGGGTCAAAAAAGCAGTAGATTTCATATTTCACTTTGAACACAATCTAGCTCAATATTGTAAGAAACGAGGATTTGACGGAGTTATATGTGGACACATACATCATGCTGAAATAAAAGAAATTGACGGAGTCACCTACATGAACGATGGCGACTGGGTAGAGTCATGTACTGCATTGGTAGAGTATCACGATGGACATTGGGAAATAGTAACATGGACTAAGGAGAATGACGATGTGGATAATGATATTAATAGCGGTGAACTTAAACAACCCGCAAGATCAACCAGGAAGAATAGAGTTGATGTTTCCAACTCAGCAGAGTTGTGAAGAAGCCAAATCAACAATGAAGTATAATTTAAGATCAAAGAGTTTTAAGATGGTGGCAGAATGCAAGAAACAAACCTGAGCGATAAAATTACAATTGTAATCCCTTGCAAGAACGAGGAAGATTACATATCGTGGCTGTTGTTACATCTTCGTAATCAAATGATTGGCAGTACCAGAATTATTATTGCAGACTGCTCTACAGATGATACTCGAAATATTATTCAAACGACTAAGGGTAGATTAAATGTTGAGATTATTGACGGTGGTCCAGTTAGCCTTGCCAAGAACCGTGCCGCTGCTCTTGTTACTACTCCGTACATTTTATTCATCGATGCTGATGTTCGTTTCTTTGATGTCAATACGATTCGAGACGCAGTAGCTGAATTGGAATCAAAAAACCTTGATCTGGTTGGACTGAATATCAAATGTTATGATAAAGATATTCGAGCCAAGATTGGATTTACTCTGTTTAACTTGACCAACAACATCCTGAAATACTTCTCTCCATTTGCAGTCGGTGCATTCATGCTCACTCGCAGAGATAAATTTAATCAGTTTGGAAGATTTCCAGAAAACCTTTCTACGTCTGAAGATTACTTCTTATCAAGAATGTATAGTGCAAGGAAGTTTAAGATTCTCAATCACTATGTTGGTCAGGACAGTCGTAGGTTTAAAAAGATGGGTTACTTTGGCATGGCAATTTATTTGTTGAAGAACTTTATTAATCGTAACAACAAACAATATTGGGATAGGTTGGACAATAGTCGATACTGGTCGTAAGTATGGCAGGAAGACCAAGAAAACCAATAGTAGAAAAAGAATGTCCTCGTTGCTCAACCAAGCACACAAAGAGAGGAAAGTACTGTTGTTATAGCTGTGCTAACGTGCGAGAGCACAGCGAACTTGACAAGATAAACAAATCATTATCTGTTAGCAGATATTACAAAACCTCTGACAAAGCTGAAATGCACATTTGGCAAAGTACAGAGCGTATCAATGCAGCTCGTGCGTCAAGAACTGATGCGACAATTGTCATTCCTACTCGGGAAGATATTGAGCCTGCTCTCCCTCCGATGGAAGATGAGTACGATTACTCCAATCGTCGAAATGGTCGCGACATCTGGTTCGATGTAGATTGAAAAATGTGACTATTTTACTCTAGTTGTGCCGAACTTCAAACCGTTGTATACTGGACTCATAGCAAACAAGGAGTCAATATGGAACTGGAATTTGTTGAAGAGATGAATGCGATGATTGATCAGATCGAGATTCTAATTCTGGACAATGATCCTCAATACTTGAACTGGTTGGAAAGCCAGTATGAGACAGAATGTGAGTTCGACCGATGATCAATCCTATTCCGAAATGTGAGATCTGGAACACTCCAGATAGTTTGGATCAGTTGGATGAGATGATTCAGAATCTTCCAACCCTACAACGAGCTCTCGTCTACAATCATGTAATGATGACGCTCAATCTATGTCATAAACTAGTGAAGGACGAGAATGCCGTATATAACAACTGAAGTCGAGGTAGATGTCGGTTTGGAAGACTTTGATGATGATGATATCATTGAAGAGTACAAGAGTCGAGGTTTTAGTACTGACTGTGAACTTGAATTCAAAGAAGCTCTGACTGAGATCTATCAGCTTCGTCGCATGGGTAAACCGTATGAGAATGAGCTGAATAAATTGATTTGTGATGCACTTGGTGTTGTAATTTAAGGAGAACTGTATGCCTAGCATGTCTTATTGTGTGTTTGAGAATACTTCTAGTGATATGAATATGTGTCTTAATAAGATGGCTGTCACTGGGGATATTGAAGGTCTTGATTTGAATCAGTATGAGCAAGCGGCTTTCCGTATGCTGTATGAGCAATGTCAAGAGTACATTGTTCGTTATCGTGAACTTGCTGCAGAATTTATAGAGGAATGATATGAGTAAATTTGAAA